CAAAGATGCATCAGTGATGCTTACAGGCTGGCCTTTGTTAAAGGCGAGCGTGCCAGTACTGTCAATGAGCGTGAAAGTTGCCGTATCCTTGTCGTCAACTCTGTGCTTGATCTGAAGCGTACCTTCTTTGAGCGTCTGCGCTGATCCTGAAATGGTGATTGTCGTGCCTGTCATTAAATGCCTCCATTCGGATGCCCAGAGGAGCGCATCTGACTAAGCACCTGCACCATTATCTGATTGCTAATCTCTCGTCCATCAATATAGATGTGATTGTGTATCTCAGGAGCCTGCTGCTGCGATCCTCCCATTGCCGCCATACTGTTTGAATTGGAGAGCACAGATGCGCCGCTCGTACCACCAAACACGAGTTCAGGCCCTTGATCGCCTGCAACGGCAACATGACCAGGAGCCACAAAACCACCTGTAAAGAGGAGGGGTATTTTGGGTATACCCAAACCGTTCCAATCCAGTGCAGGAGTATGTACAGGCCCTACTCCGATCGCCGGTATATGAATTTGTATCGAGTCAATGAACCCGATAAAGCCATTGATAACGCCAATGATGTCATTTATTCCACCTTTAATAGCGTGGCCTATTCCATCTCCTACTTCTTGTGCAATCTTCAGCATCCCGTTAAAAGCATTGCCTATAGCACCTATTGTATTTTGAAATGGCTTTACTACATCGTTTTGCCAGAAATCCACAACATGTTGCCAAATACCTTGCAACCATGTCATGATTGCGCCCCAATGTTGCACAGCTTCAATTATGCCGAAGATCACAGCAGCCGCGATCACGCCAAGCAAAATGAACGGGGCAGCTGTCGCAATTACACCAGCCGCTACAATCATTTGCTCTATCCCCCAAGCGATCAATCCGGGAAGGATTAAGCCTGCAATAATACCGCCAAGCGTGATTAACACAGCAACGAGCGCATTCATTGCCGTCTGGTTCTGTTTGAAGAAGTTGACGAGTTGTTGACCGTCATTGATAAGTTTGGTCACGTTATTTGCAAACGCGATGAACCCATTAACGATATCAACGCCAACCGTTTTTGCGAATGCTTTGAAGTTTGGATCAGTAAGTAGTGTTGTGAGTTTGCTCAAGCCTTGCTCCAACAATGGTAGAGCAGGCGCGGCAATGGTTGCCATGAATTGATCCCAATCGCTTGAGAGCGTGGACATGATACCGCTCAACGTGCCTGACTGCTTTGCCATGCCTCCCGCGTAAATCGGATTTTTCTCGATGCCTGCCGTAAGGTCGTCAATGGCGGTCTTGGCTGGTAGTGTACCCTTTTTAATCATGTCTGAAATTGCTGTTGTGCTCGTACCAGCACCAGCCGCTATATCAGCAAGTGCCGTGATACCATGCGCGCCAAGCTGGTTGATGTCCATCGCGGTGATCTTGCCTTGCGTGCTCATCTTGCCAAAGATATCGATAACTTGCTGGACCTCAGCAGGCGTACCTTTGCCAACTGCTGAGAGATTATCGCCAACTGCCGTGATATCAGGAATAATGTCTTTTGCCTTGAAGCCGAAACCAAGCAACTGCGCTCCTGCCGCGTCGATATCTAGCGTCTTGAATTGCGTTTTTGCCGCAAAATCATCAAGCTTGGAAAGTTCATCGGTTGCCGTTTGCGCTGATCCTGTCAGGTTGGTGAATGACTCCTGCATCTTTTCGGCATTCATGGCGGGATCAAGCAATCCGCCTGCAAGTTGCACGCCCATATTCGCCATGTTCTGAAAGGCGAATATGCCCATACCAACCTGAGTTATCATGCCGCCTAGATTAAAGCCAGAAAATGACTCTTTGCTCTTTGCTGCGCTCTCTTCTGCTTGTGTAGGAATAGTGGCTAGTTGCTCATCGATCTGAGATACAGCAGCGTCAACGGCTTCTGTGAGCGAAATCAAAGCACCTTGGAAAGCGTCAAAGTTGATGGAAGAGAATGCTTCACCGATAGAGGCCGCATCCTCGTCGCTTGCACTGACCAGTTCGCTCATAGCCTCTTGCGGTGCAACCATAGCCTCTGCGGCGTTCTCAGCAGCCATGCGAGACATTTCAGCGAATGACTCTGCGGCTTGTCCTGTTGCCTCAAAGCTTGCAGAGATTTCTTCGCTCGCAGATGCAGCGCTCTCAGCCATTGCATTAAATACTGCACTGGCTGATGAAGGTATGCTATTGAGTTCATCCAGGCTGACAGCAAAGCCAACCATCATCTCTGCAAGCGCCTCAGTTGCCATCTATCTCGCCTTCTTCTTTGCGTCTTTGCGCGCTTTCTCGATTGCTTTTTCCTGCTCTTCTGCCTCAATCGACAAGAAAGCAGGCCATTCCTCTAGCTCTGCTGAGTCGATTCCGTCAAGGAGTTCTCCAACGGTTCGGGTGAGTCTTGCGGCAACGATGAAGTGTCCGAGGCGTTCAGGGTTGGCTCTGAGCTGCTTTTTTTTTCGGCAAGTGTATCTTTCTTGCCAGTGAAGGCGTAGATATCGCTGATGAGAGGCTGAAACACGGCATTATCCAGTTCCAGTAATGCGCCGTTGCCGTCTCCGTTCTCTCCCAGAACATCAGTCAAGGTATAGACAGGCTCGCCAGTGGAGCGCGCACGTAAGCACGCCTGTACCATCAGCGCCGCCAGTTTGCGACCGTTCACTTTGTTGGTTGCAGTGCCATCCTTTGCAATCGTCTGCTCTGTAGCCTGCTCGTTGAGGTCAAGGCTTTGCTTGCCGGTGATGCCTTGGAGCATCAATTCTCCATCAAGTCCGTCAAGATATGGCGTTGGAATGTCTTTTGTTTTCGGCTTGAAGCCAGTAAGCAAGCGCTCTCGAATAGCTTGTACGTCCATATGTGTTTATCTTTCTATACTGTCAGATAGTAAAGTTGGCCATTGATATTGAAATCTATTTCCTCTGTGTTGACCGCGCTCACAGCGCTCTTAAAGCTATCTGTGGTCATGACACCATAGCCTTGATATCTCTGAGCATTCGCCTGATTGGGGTACACGCGCAAGAGCAGAATGTCATTCGCACTCATGTGAGCAAGGAACACGCCGCCATTTACCCAAATCGTGCTCAACTTCAACGTTGCACTGCGCTCTCCACTGATAAAGGTTTTCCACGAGCTAGGCGGGTTGGTCATAGCCGTTGTATCCAGCGCCGCGCCTGTACCAGTACCATCGATAGAGGTCACGCCAGCAAGGAAAGCGATCGTGAAATACTTTCCAGTTACGCGGCAAGCAGGCGTATTGCTATTGCCAAAGTACGCCGTTGTGAACACAACCTGACCAATCGCATAGTTGATTGTGAAACCACTGCTCTGCGTCGTCCAGGTAAAACCGCCTTGTGTGTGCGCTACGTGCGAGGCAGGAGACGTGCCACCAGTAAGGCCAGCGCCGCTTGTGGTCATGAGCGTCTGCGCGGCATATCCGAGCGTGCCTGTAAAATCCACTTGCCAAGGACCGCCTGCACTGCCTGTTACCGTTGCGTTGCCAGCGCCTATACTCGCCAGAGCTTGCAGCGCGGTTTGTACGCTTCCGGCTCCGGTTGCAGGCGCATTGTACGCAATGCCAGTGGTAGTGTTGCCGCCAAAGGTGAGCGTAAACGTGCCGCCTGTTGGAGCGCCTGTGATGCTCACGGTTTGCACGTCGTCTACTTCAGTTTGGACCGTGAACGAGGCGCTATAATCCCAGGCCTGATGTGCGGTCGTGCCGTCGTTAAACGTGGCGTTATCCCCTGCGTTGGTCATGGCTTCGTTGGTCATGGTCACGCTTGGAACGGATGTGATAAACAGGCCAGCATTATAGCCTGCCGTCGCTGTTGATGCGGTCATAGTGCTGACCTCCTTTTAAGATTAGGCGTAGGATAATGTACCTGTAACCTGAAAGTCCCATTCTACGCTCTCGGCAGCATTCACCGCGAATTTAAACGGAATACTGGTAAACACTGCATTACAAGTAAAGTTGTTTGTGCTTGCATTTGGCGAGAAGGTCAGAGCTTGCGCCGTACCGCTATTGAAAGCAGTCCACAAGGTTGCTTGGTCGGCATCGTTGACCTGATCCCAGAAGCCAACAACCTTGATGGTTGCGCTTCTCAGTCCAGAAATGAACGCTTTCCATACTGGTGTGCTTGTGCCGCTCATCACGGTTACATCGTATGTTTCACCGTTTGCACTGATCTCGCACGATTGAACCTGTATAAGCGCTGTTGCGCCTACCTTGAATACTCCTTGATATCCTGCTGTAGCAGCCGAAGTCATATATCACCTCTTATCCTTGATTGAATAGCTTATATCGATCAGCGATGTGCTGAATAAGACCGTCTTGTGTTTCCTCAAGCTCTTGTCGATTGTCAAAGAGTGTCAACACGTTTGCTCCAGTGGAGAGCGTGAACTGACCAGCAACAGGCCCATGAGTCAGCGCATACAGCCTTGCAGCGATTTGACGAGCGAAGTCAAAGCCTTGATTTTTTGTGTAGACATTGACTTGCATGTAAATGTCGTTGGCATCCGATCCAAGCACGAGCAAAGAGCCAAGCGTCATCGTGATAGGATGCACGTAGACATATGGAAAGCTAGGTGTGATCTGGCCTGAGCCGCCTTGATCGAAAATGTTCCACTCAGTTGCTACAGCAGGAGACATCAAGGCTTGCAGCGTCGCATCACCACGATACTTAGCAATGAATGCCGCTTGTGTGGCTCGTGATGTATCGCTCATGCTGCTGCTACTTTCTGCAAGAGCGCCAACGCTTGCTTAGAGGTCGTGACAAAGGCAGGCATCAGGAACGGTTGAGCGTGCATCTTGTGTGTACCAAGCTCAACAAACCATGCATAGGAGGCTCCAACCACAACCATATAATGTGTCTCATCAACCTTGACCATGTGGATGCTGTTCTTGAGGAAGCCAGTATCAACAGGCGCATTCTGTTGAGCGAGTGCCTGACAATCAGCAGCCGTTTTAGCGAGCACAGCCGTGATTTGTTGTTTCTTCTTCTCGATCTTCGCGGCAATATCGCCTATGTTGCCTGTGATCCTGATTGTGAATGAAGCCATTACTTGACCTCCGAGCACAAAGCCGTGAGCAGGATTGGCAGAGAACGAGGCGTCATGATCTTGACCACTTCCAACGTCTCGCCATTGATAATCAGGTGATCTTGCTCCTGCACATTCGTACCCACTGGAAAACGCACTTGCCAGGCTGCGAGACTTCCCACGAGATAGCCATAGTTTTGTAGTTGGTTCGCGGTAGGCTCTGCCATACCAGCATTCACGGTTGCAATCGTACTCCATGCCAATGTTGCGCCGCCTGAACTATTTGGCGTGCGTGTATAGCGCTGGATTTGACACGGCAAGTCTAGTACCAGGCCGTTTGCATCCGATTGCATCTGCGCGAGTTCAGCAGCAGTGATACCCATGAGTGCTCCTAGAAGTAGTCAATCGGCTGCGGCCCAAGGCTTGCCGTGATAAGGCCTTCAGGCTTGGCGAGATCGGTACGCATTAAGGAGAGCGAATGAGCGCGTTGCTGTGCTCTATATGTCTGGGCAAGATTGGTGAGCATCGTTACCACTTGCGAGCGCTGGAACGACTGCCCATCACCGCTAAAACTGTACCTGAGTACCCATTGGGCCGCTTGCCGCTCAAGAAGATCAGCAGCACAACGGTAGATATCGTACAGCTTGCCAGTAATGTAGACAGGCGGCAGTGTGGTTGCTGTAAAGTGGAAGTGACCAGCTATAACCTCGCTTGTAGCAGGCGTCACCACGTTCACAAGGAATTGCTTCAATACAAGATCGTCCTCCCAATCCGTGAGACTGGTAAAGTAATCAAGATACTGAATAGTTGAGCCTGTGAACGTGGGTTGAGGCGTCATAATCTGGTTATAGCTATCCACACGACCAGCGTCTAGCACATCCTGAATAGTTTGATCGGTAAAGACCTGTGTAGTGCTCTCGGGGTCATTGATGAGAATACGCACACGCGCAATCAGATTGCTCATTGTTGCTCTCACTGCCATATGCGTATTCCTCTCAACAATCTAGTAGAACGCTAACTAGGGACGACCGAGCGAGATGTCTCCGAAGTACGTAATCGTAGGCGTGGCGCTACTTCCCGGTGCAATCGTGCAAGTCAGTTTGATATTCGTCTGATTTGCAACGCTGGTTGGCGAAATCTCGAATGGAATGTAAACTTCTCCAGACACCGAGCCAGAGGTTGGCAGTGTGATTGGATCAGTTTCAGCCTCGGTGTAGTAGTTCGTGCCGCCATCGTGCGAAACATCAATAGAGAAGATCGCAGTGCTGGTAGCAGTACCACTAGAGCCAGCAGAATAGATCACACGTGCTTTCAAACCATAGCGAGGTGTGCCACCAGGCAGGTTGAGCGCAGTACCGCTAAACGTGGAGGTCTTTGTAACGCTCGCCTGTAATGCGAGCAAGGTATCAGTTGCCATTGTTGAAACTCCTTTCTAGCGTTACGCCAATTTGATGTCGTACAAACGACCGATAGAACGAGTGGAGGCGTTCATGAAGCCAACGGCCCAATCGATCAGAGTACGGTAAATCGCGCCGTTATAAATCAAGCCCATGTCCTGAACATTCGGAGGCTCAAACTCCCAAGCGAAGAAGTGGTCAGTGCTGTAGTTCACGGCGTAAATGCTCGTAAAGGTGCTTGAGCCATCAGCGCCGCCAGCAGCCTCGGTTGTGGTGATGATACGGGTTGCCTGATCGCTCTGGTAGCCAGGATCACGAAGCACGGCACCTTTATACATGGTCACGACGCGGTTGAACTGATCCTGCATGATCGAGAAACCGCCGTTAGTACCCAATTGGCGCAAGGCATACGCGAAACGACGCTGCATGACCTCGTTCATGTAGAGCACAACGCCAGTACCATCAGGCGAGTCAACCGACCAGAGGAGCTGATCGAGGTATTCAAGGAATGAGTTGGCAGAAGCCGTAGAGATGCCAGAGTGCGAGAGATCAACGCCGCCTGCATCAATTTTGTTCTCTGGACGCACGCCGAAGGTGCCGCCGTTGTCGATACGAAAGCGCAGACCAACGGGCGCATTGACATTGCCGGTTACGTGGTCGTTTTTGAAGAAGCGGTAATTCATCTCATACGTGTAGGCTTTGAGCCACGCATCAGCCATCGTCGCACGAGGATCAACGAGCTGGTTTTCGTCTTCCACCAGGAACTTATCAACGTCAATATAGTTCCTGATGATATAGGCGTTTTCCTGGTACGCTGTGGGGGTGCCTTTGGTCGTGACGCCTTCAGCGTTGAGCTGTGACCAGTTGACGGTTGGCAGATTGCCTTCAAAGCGCACGCCATTGGAGATCAGTGTTTTTTTGTCCGTGATCGGGACATCCTGCATGATGTTGCTGTACAGGATCAGCGAGTAAGTTACGGCCTGCACGAGCGGCGAATTGCTCAGTAAAGCATAATCCGCAAGTGTAACCGTACCTGCATTGATGGTCATATCCTACTCCTGCTAACGTTTTCTTGAGAAAACATCGCTCAATCGTACAGGCGAGCCAGGAGGATTGGTGCCAGGCGCGGGAATGTTTGACCGACCTGGATTCATCGCGGGAACGGCAGGAGCATAAGGCGCTGGCCTAAGACCACCATTCGGTCTTGTTGGCGCGGTTGGCTGATTGGTGCTTTCAGTCTGTGCAGCAGGCGCTTGTGGAGCGCGTACCAGTTCAGGCATGGACTTGACTAGCTTATCCAATAATTTCTGTGTGTTCTGTGGAGCGCCGTTGCTATCATATTCAAGCTCTGACCAGTCCAACAGTCTAGCCGCAATTTCTGGATGGATAAAGTTCAATCCTGTTGCCTCGCGCATTACCGCGTGCTGGATTTTTGTCTCCTGCAACTCACGAATAACAGCTTCGTGTTGTGCCTGGATTTCAGCATGTTGTTTTTTAATGCGCTCTATCTCTGAAAGCTGTGCTAATTCAGCCTGTTTTTGTTGCTCTGCTCGCTCTGCCTCTGCCTTCTCATAGGAAGAGACTTTCTTACGATGCCGCTCTAACTCCTCTTTGGCATTGCCATGAGTGTGTTCAAGTTCAGCAATCCTCTTCATCGCTTCCTCGAGCGAAAGAGTGGCTGGCTGTGGCATCGCGCCAACAGGAGCAGGTGTACCCGTCGCGGGTGTCACTGGTGTAGGCGTCACGCTTCCACCAGGAGAGGTTAATTCATCAGTCATAGTATACAGTCCTTTAATATGTCATGTCAACAAGACGTTGTACGTATGTCTCAATGTGTGTCACACGATGCTACTAGCGTTCAGTGAGCTTACGGATCGCTGCAAGGCCGTTCTGATATGCGCTGGTGTGCAATTGCATCAGGTCGTAGTTGAGTTGGCGCATAGCGAAAAGCTCGCCAAACGCATCAGAAATTACTTGCTCGCTGTCATCGTCTTGCGGTCGCAATTGACCACTTGCCAGCAACTTGAGAGCGCGGCGTAACTCCGTCTCGTCGCGTCTGCGCTGTATCTGGTATGGCAATGTATCAGGATCAGCAACAGGCGGTTTGAATGCCAGTTCCAACGCGCTCAGGCTGTGGAGGCTGTTATCAAGCGACTCCACTTTGCTTGCAAGGTGATCGATCTTATCATGTAGTACGTTTTCAGAGAGAGGCAAGAGTGCAGGTGTCTCGTTGGCTTGCTCCTGCTCTGGCTTCTCGTCTTCTTTGGGCCATCGTGGCATTATTTAATTTCCTTTTGTTCTGATACTCTGATTTCACGCAATCTATACCACTTAACACCGTCTTCATCAATCATGGTTTGAAAGACAGGTGTAAGCAATGGAAGTACCGCTCCATCAGGCGCAATAGGCGTGTTGGGATGTTTCACTGTAATCGCCACGCATTGATGCTCTTGGCTCATGTGAGCGTCTACAATCTCAAGTCCTGCTGGCAGCATTATCCATTCTCGCAAGAGCGAGGTACTTACGTTCACGATACCGGTCCCTGATAATGGTCCTTCTGGCATTATTGCGTTAACCTTTTCAAACTATCTGGGACCGTTAGTTTTGCGCCGTTGTAGTAACTCAGGAGCTTCTTGGCGGCTGCTTTCTTATCCGCAGGTGAGACATCAGCGAGCGCGTTCCTAGCGCCGTTTAATGCTCCCAGAGCAGCAGAGAGCGCATTGGTGTTCACGTCTCCATCAGGTTCCTTCACTGGCAACTTGCAATTATCCTGAGTTTTCGGCTTGCCGTCTGGGTTGGAGTCGATCAAGCAGGCTGCACAGTACGCGTCGCTATCTTTGTAGTTGCTTGCTGATCCATCCCATTTGCCACTTGTGTATGCCATGTGCTCACCTCCTAATCTGTGCTAATCTTCTTCATCGGTTGCGCTTTGTTTGGCTTGCTCTGGCTAGATTTGCCTGTTGGCTTGTTGGCAGCGAGGCGCATATCCTTGCTTGTACCTTTGGAGGGACGACCACCCATATTAAACCTCCTTACACATGTTCAGAATGTCCAGTAACGCGGTGTGCAGATCGCTCACGGTTGCCATTGGTTGTGTGTTGCCAGAATGACGATCAACAACCTCCTGAGCACGACCAGCGATCTTTGCTAGTAGTGCCTTGCCGTTGTTCTCTGCATTCTCCAGATCGCTCACAGCCTGCTCTACGTCTGCTGCTGGCTCGTTGGTTGGTTCCATGCTATATCACCTCTAATTTGGTTACTTTCATCTCTACAGGCTTTTCGTCTTTGACAATAATCGTATATGTGACAGTCCACCAGTTACCGTCTGCCAATTGAACAGAAGTAACGTGCTCCTCTTCCCAATCTGTTGCGTGCATATAATCAACTCGCTTTCTTATAATACTTCTGTGCTTGTTTCGCGCCAATTGCTTCCTTGAGACTCTTTTGATAGCGCGATGTACCCCAAGCGTCACTATGTTGCTTGCCTACCAGATCATTAAGCGTGATTGCTCCATCCTTGTAAGCGGCATACGCAGCGTTGGAACCTAGTATCTGCTTCTGTGTGCTCGCATCCTGTTGGTCAAACCATTCAGAGCCATCTTGCACTTGTACGCTCGTTTCTTCAATGCCGCTCAGGTCTACATCTGGCAAAATATCAGCCCATGATTTCGTTTGTGGAGACGGTGAACACCTGCAATTGACATGGCTCTCGAAGTCTTCTGAGAGGTCGTGTAGCGTGCCATTCATGGCAATACAAGCTGCACACGTTCTCCCAGAAAGATCAGCGATCCATACCCATTGATCCACAACATCGCTATTCTCGTTATAGGTTTCCAGCGCGGCGCTACGATACGGTCTAATCATCTCAGTACGCGCAATGGTCAATGCTCGTGAACGAGGCACATCAAGCGCTTGCTCTACGCTCCTAGCAACCTTGCGCGGATTATCCCCCAGAGTCAGGCCAGTAATCAACGCGCTCTGTACATCCTTTGCGGCCTGCTCGCCAAACGTGGCAAACAAATCAGCCAAAGGCGAGCCATCTTGCAGCGTGCCAACCATATCAGTGATTGCCTTGAGCGACGGTACACCGAATTGATAATCGATGCCAGTAGGTACGGTTGCCTCCAGTTGTGCGCTCGCAGCCTGTTGACCAAGCGCCGCGCCAACGTGTTGCAGGTTGAGCACGACCTGAGCAGCGTTATGCGCGAATGAGCCAACGTGACTCACAATCAGTTGCTTGATGGAGCCTAGTCTATTCTTCTCGTACAACCAACTAGGCGGTATCGTCTCACCTGATTGCTGCATATCGCCAATCTGCTTATAGAGTGTGTTGAGACGTGGCTGTATTGTAGCAAGCACATATTTATACCACGCTTCTAACTGCTGCTCTGCTTGTTGTTGGTGAGCGAGCAACTGAGCGCGGTAATGCGAGGTAACCTGCTGCAACTTGCCTTGTGCCATTTACGCTTGACCTCCTGTTCCCGGTGCTCCTGGAGGTGCCGCTTGTCCAGGTAGTGGCTTCGTGCCTGGCAATGGCGTTGGCAACGGGATAGGCTGCACGTTCGCTTGTGGCGGCATACCAACGCCTTGCGAGAAGTTCGCTAATGTCTTCGCGTCCTCGGTCTGCGATAGCTCCATCTCTTCCTCTGGAGAATAGCCGAGTTCACGCTGCATCGTAGTTTTCGACACGCCAATTTCAAGCTTAGCAATTGCAGCCTGCACGCTGGCCAGATCGTCAGATGGAAGTGCCGATTGCCAAGCGAGCGTAACATCAATATCCCCAGACATCTTGTTGAGCACAAGCAACGCTTTCGAGACATCTATCAACAATTCCCCATAAAGCATTTGCTTTTTGCCTGTCTTCTTGATGAGTGGCATAAACATCAACTCAATAGCCACACCTGAGATATTGCCTCGTGGCATGTCTGCGATACGACCAGTAGCCACACCAGGAACGCCGCTCTGCTCGTCAATATCGCTGCGCAGATTGCCCAAGAAGTTGAGCGCATTGGCTACGTCGCTGGCAATCGGTACAGACGTGATCTTTGCATCAGGATGTCCCAGACCAATGATTTTACCCGGCTTAATGTCGATTACTTGCTGGCCTGCATTGTTCGCATAGAGGATCGGTTGCCCATAGAACAACTGCACAAGATTGATACAAGACTGCACAAGGTTAATAGCACGATTAACGCCGATGAGGTCAGGTGTGATATCAGGATATCCCCAGAAGTCGTTAGCACGTGGTAAGTTCTGGCAGGTGAAGATAGGCGGGAATATATAATTCCACGCAATCGGCTCGCCTGCTGGTGTCCATAGCCCACGATCGCCAACACGTGACCAGTGTTTGACGATCCAAGTTGCATCCACATCGGCAAATGGGTTGCCGTCGTCTCCATCGTCGTCAGGATTGTTCCTACTGATCTCTTCCCTGTAGTAGCACTTTACTGATTTTGCATCGCGCATTTCGCTAGTGGAATACTCGATGCAGTACAGGATTACCGTCTCACAATCACCGGGTTTCGTCTGCACATA